GGAATTGAAGAATGAAATATTGAGCGAACTGGAATTTCCCGTATCCAGGCGGTCATCGATGGTCAGGTTTTCTATTCCGGCGTTCTGCACGGTAGATGAAGGCCACCACGCGCCCGGATTGTTACTGCTAGACCAGTTCTGTCCGTACAATCCGGGTGATATGGTGAAGGTCGATCCTGACGTACACGACGGGGAGCACGCGGTAATCTGCACCATCTGCGCAATACCGTGATCTACTCCGCTAACCACGCGGAACCCATTACCGGGCTGTATGGAGCACGTTGTAGGGTTCGTGTCACAAAAGAACATGTTGCCCGTAGGCGAGGCTACGTTGGCTTGGTCGAGGATGATATATTTGCCGACGCTGAGTCCGTTGCTGCCCACAGAGGTGAGGGTTATATTGGTAGTCCCCTGCGTGAATCCTGCCGTCCAAGTCGCTGCATTCGAGCCACCCGGTTGGACCGTAGACGCACCGGAAAACGTGTTCGAATCCGATGTAAAGCAGACAATGGCTGAACATGCACCACCCGAATACCCGCCCGCAGGGACGACCAAAAGGGTCTGGTTCGCGCCGGAGCCCCTTAGGGTCACATTTGACTTCAGATTGATCGACGCCGTGATGCTATAGGTTCCAGGATTCAGTAACACTACTTCATTCGATGCGCATCCAGTGATCGCTGAGTTGATGTTAGCGGCAGTCACCGACTGCGCAAAGCTTGGTGCTTGGCCAGCCGTTCCCAGGGTTGAGCAGATTGTGCTACGTGTAGGAATACCGCCAACTACACCGGCAGATGTCCAGTCTATAGTGCGGCTTGAATCAATGACTCCGGAGGTTAGTTGCGCTGCGCACGGAAGCGATAGGAGGAGGAAGCAGATAAATTTTCTCATGGCGTCACCGGGTATTCTGCTGCGCCCGACCACTGCACTGCTACACCGTCGATGCAGATCGTGTTTCCGGCATCGCCGTTATCACCACCGAACCCAAAGGCGAAGTTGGTCGGTGATCCGGATTGCGCCGGGTTAGAGGCTTTCTGCTGGGTCGAAAGCAGGTTGCCGAGAGAGTCGTAAATCTCTTGTGTATGCGCCGAGGTTGATACGTTTCCGGTCGATAGCGATCCGCTGCCGAAGGAGTTGATGCCAGTCATGGTCAAATTTGTTCCCACGTTGGACGTCACGATTCCGGTTATGCCGTTCGTCGTCCCGTTGAAGAAACTGACTACGGTATTGGCAGCTAGGCCTAGCGCGGTGGCAGTCGTGATCGTGCACGATCCCGTGACCGCCGTGCAGGATGATGTGCCTGTGGTCGCAACATTATAGCCAACAAACTGCTCGTTGATGTAATACCAGGGGATGATGACCCAGCTTGTCGCCGTACCGCTGCCGTAAGCCTTATGCGAGTTGACTACTAGCGTCGTTCCGGTATCAGACGTGACTTGTGCCAGCATCGCCCCAGACGCTGTGCCAAGGTTGTTGCTGGTTGCAATCTCCACCCAAGTGCCAGCAGCGAGGCCTAATGATGTCGCAGTGGTAAAGGTCAGTGCCCCCGTCCCCACCGTGTTCGAAGTGGTCGAGGAGCCGGTCGTCCACTGGAAGGCCCCGTTGGGGATCGTTCCGCCCAGACTTGTAGCCGGGTTTGCGAAGTCATCATTCCCGTTCAGGTTCAGGTGGGTCTCGACATAGAGCGTCCCGTTGTGGTGCATCAACGAGGAAAAGTCACCGCCGTTATTAGGCCCGAACATCGAATAGAACGTTCCCGTTTCGCCAGCAGCGATGAAGGGCAGATCCCATGCCGCAATCAGCATTACATTAGGGTTGGCCGGGAGCGCCAGCGGCATCACGTATTTCATCTGCGCGGAGAGGTTGGCTGCTGCCGTGATATTCGCCAGCCCTCTCGTGCCGGAGGAGTCGGTGTTCGAGGTTCCAGCAATATTCTTTCCTGTTATCTGTGGTGGCGATTGACATGCCGATAAAATCTCTTGTGTCCCCGGTGTAGTTGCTGGAACTGTAAAATTGCCCGATGCGCCATTCAACTGTCCCGCGCTCACCGCACTCGCTACCGCAATAGGCTGTGTGATTGCCGTACCACTAGTTGAAGTCTCGAAGTTGAAGAACAGATCGAAGGTATTTCCAACTGACGCAGGCAGAAATCCAACTTGGTTCACCGCCGCCACACCCCCCGTAGTCCACGACCATGTTCCGTTGATTGCCGCAGCGGTAGTCTGCACATCATAGGCAAGCCCGTAAGCGGTCGTGTTCGACACATTGAAGTGTGAATTAGTAATGGTATAGGGAGAGGAGACTGTCGGTCCTGCCGTGGCCGAACCATTCGCCCAACTAGTTACGATAAGGTTATTGGCGCTTACCGGAGTCATCGAACCTGCTGCAAGGGTGCTGACACTTGTAGCCGCTCCAGCCTGCGTGAACTGGCCTATGGGAGCCGAGTGAGCCACCCCGGAGAAACAGGCAATGGCGCTCGATGCAAAGGTAGTTCCAGTCCATGTAAAGGTCTCGGAAGCATTTGTGATTAGGTTTGGGGCGTAGTAGACGCGGTTGTTTTCGGTTCCTCCGCCGCAGGTCGTATCGCATTGCAGGTAGGGTCCATACCAGATGTTGCCCGCGAGATCGGCAACCGATCCGGCAGTTCCGTTCGAACCGAAGTCAGAGACCGTCCATATACAGATATTTGCGCCAGTAGTGTTGACCGCGCTCGTAGTGCAGTTTCCTCCGCTCGACGTGTTGTTGCAGGAGGTATTCGCAATCAGGCCGATGCCGGTAACCCCCTGCATATTCACAATGTAGGAGAGCATCTGCGCTCTCGCGGGGAGGCAGAGCGCCAGCAATATGATAAGAACTAGTGGTTTATCCATACGCCAAATCCCGCCCCAAATGCGCTGTAGTGAGTTGAGTCAAGACCTTCGATGCAAAGCGCATCACCTTTTGCACCGCCCGAAACCAGCGTTCCCGTCGTCACCGTTCCGTTAGTTCCCCCATAAGCGATAAAGACGCTGGTGGTTGACGTGATCGTTAGAACACCAGTCTGACCGGGATAATTTGTAAAGCAATACGTCTTTCCTAAAACGGGAGCATCGACGACCCAATTGAAAGCCCCCCCACTATTATTGACGTAAACGCCAGATACTCCCGTCAGCGTTAGCGGTGATCCGCTCGTCGATACTATTGTCGGCGTAATGTTCGTGTAGGCTGTCGTCGCTAGTTTGGTTGAGTTGTCGCCAGCAGTCTGAGTGGTTGCGGTCACGCCGTTGGGTAGAGCTGGCGTTCCCGAAAGGTTGGCCGCAGTTCCAGAGATGCTGCCCGAAGGGATGACGTAATCCGTACCTGCCGTGGCCGCCGAGAGGCTTCCAGCGGCATCCTTTAGTAGTCCGGTCAAAGATGATGGTCCCTGAGTTGTCCCGAGATTGCCCGTCAGTCCAGAGAAGGCTGTAACCGGAGTGATCCACGAACATACGGACTGCGTGACTCCATTGACCGTACCGGGAACCGCAAACGCCATCACCTGCCCCGCTGTCGGGCTGGCTGCACACATCTGCTGAAAGTAGGTTTGCGTGCCAGTAGTGGTGCCAATCCAGCCGTTGTACGCGGTCGGCAAAAGGGTAGTTGGAACCGTACCCGATCCCACGCCAAGAGCAAATGCTCCCTGCGTGCTGCCCGTCGACGCAAACCCGCCAGCCGAAGCGATACCGCCGGCACCACCGTAGGTCAGCGTGTTTGCTGTCGTCTGGCTGTCGTCGAGGTTGGCGTCCGAAGTTGGAGCTGCACCAGCCCCACCACCAAGAAGAAGGTGCCCTGCCGCAAGTACGGCCGATGAGGTCAGCACGGTCGCGCTCGAGAAATATGGGATGCCGCCGGAGTTGGTCGTGCCAGCCACGGTCTGCGGGAAACTGATGGAGCCGCCAGTAATCGAGTTGCAGCCAAAACCGGTGCCCGTCGTCCAGATAAGGGCACTACTCCCAGCCGTCGAGCAGGACGGCATAGGCAGCGCAGATGGAGACCCGCTGGCGATCGCGCCTACAACCGTGTTAGCCGCCTGCGATGCTAGGCCGCTCAAGCTTAGGGCTGCACTGAGGCTGCCGGCGCTCCCTGACGTGTTCGCAGCGTTGTTCGGGATGTCGGATGAGACAAGAGCACGGAAGCTATAAGCCCCCGTCCCGCCAGTGGCAGGCCCCGCAAGCACCGAATTTTGAACCGCGGTCGAAGCCGTGAATGCCAAGGCCGGCGCGGTCGTCGGATTGGCCCCCAGAGCTGCCGTGAAGAGTGGGGATAGGTTACCAGTGGTGAAACTCGTTAGGCCGCCCGTGACCGTCGATAGCGCCCATGCTGTACCCGTCCAGTTCAAGTAGCCGGTCGTTAGAGACGGCAAAAGGTGATTGATTAGTCCAACGACCTCGGTCGCCCCACCGGTCGAGCCGCTGATCGCGTCTCCGGACAACTGGTTGAAGGTTCCGGTTCCACCGCAAGATCCCCACGCAGTCGTAAAGCATCGGAAGGTGTTGTCAGTGACCCGGAAGTACTGGCTCCCGCCTACGCCTGGGACTTCAGTGTCGTTGTACGCGCCAGCCAAACTGTTGACAGCGATGCGCGGCGCCACGATGACTGCGTTGATTTGGGTTGTGATGCTCTGAGACGCCCCTGTCACCGCCAGGGGAGTCGTTGAGTAGCAGGGCGTGTTCGCCATCTGAGGACAGACTTTGAGGGACCAGCCGCTTGCCGGAGGGTTCGTCGCTGGAGTCGTTCCGGTGGTCGACGTCACCACTTGCGAAAACGACCCGGTTCCATCGAGGGTGCCGGAGAAGGTGAGCGTAAATGCCTGGCCCGCGACTACGGGGACACCGCCAGCCGGGTTGTAGACAAAGGTGAGCACGTAAGTGCCGTTCGCCCACGCCTGACTATCGGAGTCGGTTACGGTAGCAGAGAGAGTCGTTGTCGCCGCGAAGACTGCAGGGGTAATCGCTAGGATTATGAACCAAAACAGTTTTCGAAGCGCCTTCATTTGAATCACCTCAAGCTTGCATGAACCCTGCTACAAACGTATCTCCACTGGTGCCGTCAATCCAGAACTCGCTCGTCTTGAGCGTGTCCGCCAAGTCAGTTGCCGAGAGGTACGGGTTTGCTCCTGTCGGAAGGTTGACTACCCAGAAAACGGACGAGTCGCCAACTGCGACCGTAGAGGCGTTGCCCAGATACATCGGGCTGGTCGACGTCACTGGCTCTACCCAAACCTTCATCGCGTCTTCGTTGACCACAACATACTCGCCGCTGGCGTGATTCTTTAGTAGGCCGGATACTGTGATCGACGGGGTTACCGTATTGATCGAAGCGATGATGCCGAGGTCAAGCGCGCCGCCGGGAACAAAGGCCGCCTTTAACCCAACAAGCACATGATCGCCCGTCTTCATGCCGACGATCGACACCACCGGCAGAACGGTCTGCGACGGGTTGCTGCCTGGATTCGTATTTTGAGAGTATGGGTCGAGTGTCTGCACCCCAGCCCCGTTCATGGTGGTGCCGAAGACTGGTTGCGACGCTGCCCCAAGTGCCTGAATTCCCCTATATGGACGAATCATTAGTCATCACCTCTCCGGCGGGTAATCGGGTTGCGACCGTAGCTCATAGGAGCGCAGCAGTCGCCGAGGTCGGATTGGCGCTCACCCTCTTTCCGATTTTCGAACGAGCCTACAGCGCGGATATCCCCCACCGAAGCTCGCACGTTGTCCATAATCGAGGCAGTCTCGACGCGCTTCACGTACTTTCCCATCTTCATCGGATTCTCGCTCGGGACGTAGTCGACGCAATCCTTTGTCCGCAGACGGCTGCGATCAACGAAGAAGTTATCCGTCGCGGAGTGCGTGTTCACCGGAATCTCAACGCCGTTACCTGCATCCAACTTGCGAAATGGCTGATATGCCATGGCTACCTCCCGTTGTAGTGAAACTTTCTTCGGTACGTCTCCTTGATCCCCTGTTTTCTCGCCTGGGGCGGAGCATTGAAATTCTTCGCGTCCATGTTGCGGACAACACTCGCAAAGTTATAACGCTGCTCCGCCTCGCCGAGCTGACGCGCACTCGTGACTCGGATGGGTTTCCCGTGCTCGTCGTGTACATGCTGAATCGTCAGGTCGGCATAGGGGTTGGTGCAGGTAGCTTCCACCTTCTCGCGGACGCACCTGCAGTCTACGCCTAGAAAACGACCCGCCGTAAAGCGAACTCGAAAAACGATCTCCCCGCACTCATCACACGTCAACGCGCCCATATTAATAGTCGTCCCATCCACCACCTCCGCCGGCCATGATCGGATGCATCGCATCCCATAGACCGCCGCCAGGGGTATAGTACGGCAAACCTTCGCCTGGATATATAAGATTCGTTCGATACAGGTTCTCATCATTGTCGGCCATCTTCAATAGCTCAGCCTCAAAGTCAGCACGTTTGCGCGCAGACTCCGCCGCATCGTAGTACGGATTCTGCCTCGGGCCACGCCAGATCAGAGCCTCGGCAATCGCGTGCTTGATGACCACGTCCGCCCGTATATAAGGCGGGAGCGCATCCGAATCGTTGACCAGATTCGGCGGCTGCGTGTACGCCAAAAACGGAAGCGCCTGCTGAATCCACGACAACGGGTAGAGTTCGATGATGTAGTTTCCGTTTGAGTCTGGTGGCACCGCAGCGACGCCCCACGGAAAAACTCCGCCCGACTGCCTCCATGGGTCAATATTGTTGAGGAGGTCCTGGGTCAGATTCAGGCGAATCTTGATCGCCTGAATCATATTCACCATCGTCTTGATGTACTTGATGTTCGGCCCGATATTGAAATAGTACTGCGCGATGAAGTAGCCGCTCGAAACCGATGGCGAACCCCACGGCATCTCCAGCGTCAACACCTGGTTCACTGTGTCCACGCCGATGATCGTGTAGATAGGATTGTTGTAGCCGATACGGAACTGCCGACCGACTACATCGGCTGTCCATGCGGTGTTCGTCCCCACCACTGAAGCCGATCCCAGCGTCGTCGCCGCAGTACCGCCAACAATCGCGGCAGGGCAAACAACCTGGCCTTTAGTGAATAGCCCGTACCACGTCTTGCGATCGTAGATCGTCCTGACGGCGTCGTTGATCCATTGGCCGGCGATCGCCGTCGCATCTGGATTCACAGAATTGATTCGCCCGATCATCTGGCCGAAGTTCATCTGGTTGACGTAAGGATTTACGCCCTGAGTTGGAAGAACTTGGTTTGGGATTTGGACGGAGGTGGAAGGGATTATCGGCATAGAACGACTCTCCCTTCCTTCCGGATTAGATTACTCGCCAGAGGCGTAAACGATGACACCGAAGATGAAGGTGGTCATATCGACTGCGTTTGCAACTTCAGCACCAGCGATATAGGCCTGGACCTTACCAGTCTGCTCGTTGTAGACAATGGTATAACCAGCGCCAGCCGTGTTGACTGAAATCTGACTTATACCAATGATGCCGTTACTCGTGGCTCCTGGACCACCAGTTGCAGCCAAACCCCAAAGCGCACCAGTCACGGCAATACCGCCAGTGGCGTAGACTCCGAGACTGAGCGTGTCGACCGCAACCGGCACCGTCCCAAACAGATTGAAATTGTCTCCCGCTCGTCCTGCCGTAGCTGCCATGGTGATGCTCCCTTATTGAAGTCGCTACGTCCTCGATTAGTTGAGGAATGGTACGTAGAGGTCGGCCAGCCCACTTGCCAGCGTAGTAAGTGCGTAAGCAGCCACGCGCTGAGGAGACGCGGTCGCGGTCACGGTGTGGCCGGTGGTGAAAGCTCCGGTCGCGCCGTAGATCGAGTCGCCAACAGTGCAGGCGGTTGGAGCCGCATTTGGCAAAAACCCGCCAATATGGATGAAGCACCAGTTGCCGTTGATGTTGGTGGCAGTCGACAGGCTCGGCACCGAGGTGGTGTTAGGAAGCAGCCAGCCGGCAACATTGTTGATACCACTTGCGCCACCGAAGGACTCGGAAAGAAGACCGGTGACCACGGTGAAGGTCTCATCCTTCCAGTAGACGATGGCTGGGCCAGCGAGGATCGCCTGCGACGCGGTCGGGTTGTACCGAACGTATTTCAGAAATCGCGGAGACCCAACGCCATTAGTCGAGATCGTGGCGGGGCTCGGCTGGGTCATGTAGATCCCGCCGGGAGTGTTCATCGCACCATTGGTCAACGAGTTGTTGCCGTTGGTATTGGTCGTCACGTAGCTGTCGATGGTCGTCAGCGCGCTGCCGCTATCGATTACCGGAAAATTCAATCCCATGAATCCCATGATGCGTCTCCCTTTGCAGCCAAATGAATTTCTACGCCTAGAAGCATCACCCCCGATTAGGAGGTGATGCCGGCCAGGATGAAGCCAAGACGCGGAGCCGAGACCACGATGTCGCCGCCAAAGCAAAGCTGGCCAGCAGCATCAACCGAGTTCGGAAGCTCCTTGAAGCCGGTGAAGCCAAATCCAAAGAGCTCCTGGTCGGAGATGTACACGTTGAGAAAGTCCGTGTTCATGCCGAAGACGTAGCCGCTCGGGACGTACTGGTCAACTACCAACCGCTCATTGTTGAAGCGGATGGCACGGAAACCGACCGAGAAGAGGTCGCTCGAAGTGTCCATGACGCGCTGCGCGGGAACCAGCTTGTTCCAGATCGAGTTATAAATCGACTGGGTAGTGGCCAGCAGGTTCGGGCAGCGGTTGCCGAAGGTCGCCTGACCCTGAGCCTTCTGCAGTGTGGTTAGCGGTAGAGGACCGGCAACGTTCTGGTAGAAGCCGTTGATGCCGGCGTTGGCGCCAACGCCGATAGCCGCACGCGACAACTGGCCGTAGCTCGGGTAGTTGGTGCCGTCGTCGTAACCGGCAAGCAACCCATCGAGGGCGATCTGGCTGGTGACGGTGCCCTGTCCGTCGCCATAGATGTCGGACGCAAGAGATTGAGCCAAGGCCTGTGAGCCGTTGACCATCTTCTCTTCAACGAAGGACATGATCGCTTCCGTGCCGCGGTTCAGGACGAGTTGAGTGCCCTGAATGGTCACGTTCGCGTAGTAGTACTTGGGATTGAACACCATGGCGGTGTCAGTCTGCACGTAGCTGATGTCGAACGTGCCGCCGGGGGCGAATGGACCCGCCTTCAGAGGCGCGTACTGAATCGGCTGTTGAATCTGCGTCCCACCGGGGAACGTGCGAGTGGTCTCACCCTTGAAGATGAGCGCGAATACCGGCGACACCTTGTAGTATTCGTCAACAATTTCGTTGACGATATATGCGTTGGTGACCGCGGTGATGTCGTTATACGGTAGTCCCATGGTAGTTCCCCCTGAAAATAATTACTCGTTTACCGCAGACATCCGTGCGTCGAGCGCCTCGGCGGCCTTCTGCACGGCTGTCTTGACACCACCGTCCGCCGTCGAACCATCCCGACGCCGTGCGGTCAAAATCGAAACTGGACCCTTCGAACCACTAGGGGTAACTCCCGGCAGAGAAGCGCCAGAGTTGCGCTGCTTCAGTCCCTCGCGAATGCCCGTGTCAATAGCCTTCTGCTGCTTCACCGGAGCAATGAAAGCGTCGTAGGCTGCGCGGACACTGCCAAACTTTGTGAAGCCACCCTGTTCGGTAATGAAGGTATTCAACTTCGCGTCATCGAAGTTCTCGCCGGTAAGATCGTGGTACTCGCGATCGATCCGCTGGAGTTCGCGGCTAAGTTCGACTGAGCGCGCTACCGAGTTATTGAAGAGCTTGTCGCCTTCCGGCTTGATGGCCGCAGTAATCGCGGTGTTGATACGCTCGTCGAGATTGCCGATACGCGAATCCAGTAGTTTTGCGATGTCGTCAAGTCCAGCGGACAACCCGGTTGTGCCGACGGGCGGCTCGGTGGTGATAGTTGTGGGCGGGGTGACTACAGGAGCCCGCGCAGGCTGGCGAACAGGCACGATGTCGGTTGTGCCTTCGTAGTAGTGGGTAAGCTCTTCGCCGAACTGCACTCTCGAGCGCACCTCCGGTGTCAACTTAGCGACTACGTCCGCTCCGAGCAAGCCTTCGAGTTCATCCATGAGTGCCATAACTTTTTACCTCTCCTCGTCAAAACTTTGGTTTACGTCGCAGGGACAGCCTCACCGGGCTTTGGGGTCGGTGGTGCTGGTGGTGCAGCCGCGGGATCGGTCGAAGCCGAAGGCGCGGGTGAAGCTGAATCCAAGTCTTTGGGATCTTTCTTGAGAACGTCGACCACCATCTCCTTGAGTGGAGCCAGTGCGCGGTCGATGTACGTCTGGGTTCCGTCCTTCATCTTTGGAACCTTCTTCAGCACGCTCATGACTTTCGCAACAGCCTGAAATATTTCATCTTCAGGCTTACCACCGTCAGCGCCGCCCGGCGCACCACCTGGAGCGGGTGCTGCACCCGGTGGGGGTGCTCCGCCGCCTGGCTGACCTGCCATGCCGTCGTAGAAACTCGGTGGTGTGCTCGCAGCGGCCACAATTATCCTTTGTTCGAGGACGGGTAGCCCGTCTTCACGTTGACGCTCAGGCCGCGATCAGGAACAACCGCGTCGTTGGCGAGATGGCCAAAGGTGGTGATCGAACCCTTCTTCAGCGAAGGAGACTTTACCGGCTCACCGAAACTCTCTTTGGAAACTGGCAGATTTGCCATGATGCCCTCTCTTTTGATCTGAGGCCGGATTGCTCCGGCCCCTGATTGTTTTTCTCGGTGGGATTATTCCCCCGCCTGACTTGCAGCAAACTACTTGCTGCGCTTCCCGCCGCGCTTGTGCTTGCGGCCACCCTTACGGCCCTTATGGCGCATAATGAGTACTCCTTTCGGATCGGTTTGTTATAGCGGCCTTCACCGCTGTCAGGCTTGGTCGCCCTTGCCTGATTGAGAGATTTACTGAAATGGAGAAACTTTGCAACACATGCGCAAGCAAAAAGATCGAAAAAGTTTGATTTATTTTATAGCGTTGGTTCGTGGCCCCCGATAAAATACGGTATGCCCCGTAGGAAGATAGAATTACCCGCTGGTATTTGCATTTGTAGAAAACCCGAGTGTGATATTCCGTTCGGCCTTTGCCATTGCGGCTGCGGCGAGAAAACAGGGATAGCGAAACAATCGCAATCTTGCCTAAATCACGTCATGGGAATGCCTAAACTTCGTGTTTACGGCCATGGAAAAAGGGTTCGGCGCGTCGACCCTCCTGTCAGAGCTAATTGTTCATTCCGCCTCATTCACCTTGGCGGACAGTATTTCACAATCGTCGATGCCGACGATTACGAGAAGTTCAGTAACTTCTACTACGCCCTGAGCAATGGCTACGCAATGAGGCATCTTCCCGAGGGTGGCTCAATTGGCCTGCACCGCGACGTTATGGGATCTCCCCCCGGAAAGATGGTAGACCACCGCAACGGGGACACCCTCGACAATCGCAAGGACAACCTGCGCGTCTGCACGCGGGCTCAAAACTTCCACAATCATCGACTCAGTAAGAGAAATAAGACCGGATACACAGGTGTTTACCTAATCGAAAAGACGGGACAATGGACGGCCAGCATTGGCTTCCAGGGGAAGCTGATCTATCTCGGAGCCTTTCGCCTGAAGCATCAAGCCATCCAGGCCCGCCGCAAAGCAGAGAAAAAGTACCACGGCGAGTACACGCCAAAAACACGTCGCCGCTGATTTATTTTTTGCCCTTATGCTGCATAGCTCCAGCCGCCCCGGCCAAAGCAATCTTCTCCGCCGCCTCTTCCTTGAGTTCTTTCTCGATGAGGTTGACGTCGACATTCTCGTCCAGAATGCGATAAAGTCCACGTCTGGACATGTCTCCCGCCTTGCGCAGACCGAACGCCACGCCGATTTTGTCTTCTTTCTCGATCGACAAAAGGCTTCCCTTTCGAACCCCAAAACCAACCTTCGAAACGAAGTCTTCGCCCGACATCCCCTTTGGGATCGTGCTGCCGTAAATCGGCTCAAAGTCGTTTGCAACCACCGCATCGGAACCAAACTTGGCAATACGATAGCGCGTATCGGCGAACTGGAGGAAGCGCGAGATAGTCATCGTGCCGGATTCGTTGAGGAAAGTCTTCAGCGACCGTCCGGCAAAACGGATGTTGGTCGAACGGCTCGACAGGATCTTCTCGATCGAGTCGCCGCCCGGCACCTGCTTCTTCTGGAGCGCCTGATTCATCGCCGCGGCGCCCGAAGTCAAATCCTGCTCCGCCTCGATGCCCTGCTCGAACGGAAGCACGTAGTTGCCGAGCTGTGGCGGTTCGCGGAACTTCGGTGCCTCACGCGCATTGTTGTTCCAAACAATCTTCGAGCCTGGTGCGCCGGGGTCGAGGGAGTCCCAGTTTCCCTGGCTCATCGCACCAACCGGCCCGATGATCGACGGCTCGATCGCCGCCATGATCGTGTCCATCACGCCGCCGTTGATTCGGTTGATAATGTTCTGCAGCGCGATCTGCGGCTCCAGCATCGACAAACCGTTGAACTTCCACGGCACCCGGTAGGGTCGATACTGTACAAACGGAAATTTTCCATCCCAGTACGGGTTGCAGGTGTCTTCAAGTACCTTGCCGCCGGCAACAGTAACGACGCGCCCACGCGGAAATAGTGGCATTCCCGGCTCAACCCAGTAGCCCCAGTTGGTGTTCTCTTTGCCAACGAAAACCGACGTCGACCCGCGCAGGATGCGGTCATCTTTGAACCAGAAGTCTTTGAGCATCACCTGTGGATACTTCGACTGGACACCTTCAGTCTTGGTCCCCAGCAGCGCCTTGAGCGGCCCCGGCATGTGGTTCCATGTACCCTTGGCGATGCGGGTCGGGCGGATCGTCATGCCCGGCATCTCAGAGTATGAACTGTCGGGCTTCACGCCGTCGGCAACCGCACCGTACTTGCGCTTGAGGTACGCGAGATTCACTACCCGGCGAGCGATGACACATTCCGCCTCTTGAAGTTTGGTCGACGCCCCGATCTGCATGAGGTTGACTGGGGATATCGGCTGAAACTCCACATCGCCCAAACCGCCGTTCAAGGATGAGTTCCACTGGATTTTTGCATACCCCGTGTGGATCAAACCCCACATCACGACCTGAGTAAGCTCGTCCTCGAAGTTCATCGTCTCCGCCCATTCGACGATCATGTGGTTGAGGAGTTCCTGGAGCTCGGAGTAGCCGTCAAAGCGGTCGTGAATCTTCACCTGGAAGTCTGGCTGGATGTCGGTGAGCAGGCCAACTGTCTCGATAAACTGGCGGAATAGCCGGTTTTTCGTGGGGCGCGAGCGGCCAAACCGCGATTTCGCTGTCCACTGCCGACCTTCAATGTAGTCGATGCAGCGTGAGACCAGTTTGAAGTCGCTGGAACCAGTGAGATCGTCTTCGGCTTCGCCGTAGACGGAGTCGCACCAATGGACGACCTCACGCTCGAGGCTCAGCTCCGGCCGTTCATTTGGAGCACTCATATCGCCGAGCCTAGCACGAAGTCATGGTTGCATTCCACGATTAGACAGGAGATTCTACGCCAGCTTTGGCGAACATGCCCTGCACGAGTTCGAGCGCCGCCGTCTGGGAGGCGATCTGGACTTCAAGTTCTTTGGCGTTCTTGATGGCTGCAAGCATCTGAGTGCCCGTCATCACCCCAAGAGACCGCATTTCCCGCGCCTGCATGCCGTCGACGATAATCAGGTCGCCGTCAGTGTGCAGCCGGATAATGTTGTCAACCGTGGCATCGAGCTGGCCGGGGTGCATGTTATTGAACTTTTCGAGCGCGCTCCCGTTCACGAAGACATCGACCTTTACATCGCCGGCGTTCGCCTTGCGGATGACTTCAAGCTTTATCATTCGCGGGTTCATCGACATCACCTGGGCATAATTTCCCAACTGGTGACCGATAACGCACTTGAACATCACGTTGTCTTCCTTGACTACCTCATTGTTGGCCCCGTTCTTATCGCAGGTGGGGCACCACATAAACGCTCGCTCTCCAGCCATTGTCGTCTCCTCGTCTTACCAGTCGTCACTCTGATCGCTCGTTCCGCGACCAACTCCAGCCATCGCCGATTTGTACGAATTTACCACGTCGGGAAGGATTCTCGTGGAATCCATTCCATGCCTAGAAAATAGTTCGTGCTCGGCTCCATTCCCGTCAAAGATCGGGCTGTAAAGCGTGTTCGCTTTGCACACCAGAATCGGCATCACCATCCACCCAGCCAGTCCCTTCATCGCCTTCTCGGCATCTTCCTTCTTGATGTACTGGCCGCGCTGGCGTCCTATATCGTCGTAGACCCCGTACTGGTTGATGTCGTTCTTGCTGTGCCGTGGCTGGCCCGGCGTCGCCGCAGCCTTGATGTGCTTATTCGTCTCGCGAGCGCAGTAGAGTCCAATCATCGACCCCATGACCAGGTCGTCGTTATTATCCTGGCCTTCGAACCGCATGCCTCCGTTCAACGAACTGAAGTCGATGCACTCATCGAGCAGGTCTTGGTCGTGGATAATGACCGACTCCTCAAGTAGAGCCTCGTTCAGCGTGCCGATGATCTGGTCGCGAGTCTTGATCGTCGTCAGCCAGTGGAGGTGGACTCCCATCGTGCTCCCAACGCGATCATGATGCTGCGGCCGGTAAAGTGTGGGGTAGTCCATGTCCTTCAGCTTGTCGCCAACACTGATGCCTGGCCCCTGATATTCGCAGGCAATCTCAGCCCCGTTGTAGTAAAACCCAAGCGCGGCTACCGCCCGAGCATAGACTCCCGGTGGTGCGTGGCCCAACCATGAAGCCGCGAGCTCGTCCGGCTCCATTCCGATACCGACGCGCCATACGGCGCACGCGCTGAAGTCGCCATCTTTGACGCCGAGCGCCGAGTCAACGCCGAGATAGTACGTTCGCCCCTGCTCGGGCTGCAGCCAGATGTGCAGTGGATCGGACGCATTCGCTCCTTTACGCTTCGACAAAACTTCGTCGTCGCCAACCTCGCGAGTGATGATGTTCGATGTGAAGTTGTCGGCCTGCAGCGTGACGTGTCCGACCCAAAGCGGCCGGCACGAAAACTTCATCTCCTGCTCTTCGAGCTTGTCCCGATCAAACGCACACATGCCTGACGCCTGGAACGACTCGGCCGGCGTCAGCGGGTACGACTCTTTGAAGCCTGACACGCCCTGCCCGTACTTGGAGGCCTTCATGCCAGCACGGCGGAACTTCCAGAAGCCCAGAGGGATATCGAACTGCTCTTCGCGCTTGATGCGCGCCGTGAACGCCATCTCCTCTTCGGTTAGGGTGAAAATCTTCTTCACCGGCATGTAGTACTTTTTCACTTTGTAAACCGGTATGAAGAGAGCGCGCCAGCCGGTGTCACCTTCAACCGAGCCCTGCCACCAGTCGTACATCAAACCATTGCGGCCGTAGCCCGTGGACTCCATCACGCGGAATCCATCGCGAGCGCTTCGGGCAGACGGGAGAATATCGGCGTGGAACACGTCGGCGGATGGCCAACGAGAGGCCTCACTGCAATGCAGGTTTCGAATCGTGCGCCCAATGGCGACGCCCGACATCTGCTGCGCGTGCGCGGTCTGGAAGGTTGATCCCAAGCCGGGCCTGACAAGACGCTCCATTTCGTCCTTGCGTTGGAATTCGATGGCGTCGCCCTTAGTTTCGTACTGGCACTCTGGCCGCAGCCACCACGGCAGAGATTTGTAAGCGTTGACCACCATCGCGTGAATCATTGCCGACGTCTTCGGGTTCTGCGCGATCGCCATCGTGTAGCTGTGGGCAAGGAAGATGGTGCGGTGGAACATCGCCGCTGACGTCCACACGGTCAGGCCTGTCTGCCGCGGCTTCAAAACGATCAGATTGCAGAATCCGTTCTCGTCGAACTCTTCCTCGATGGCTTCGTACACCATCTCCTGATGGTCCCACCATGGGTAGAGAGTTCGCCACTGGCCTTGCTCAGTCCGGATGCAGTAGTAGTTTTCTAGAAAGTAGCGGCGGTCAAAACACTTGTCAGTCTCAGTGTCGACGAAGTCCATCTCTTCATCGCTGAGCATACTCAACGCAGTGTTGACATCGTTGCCGGCGCGGATAAACACCTCGTCGAGCACGTCGATGGCATCGTTGAGGGTATTATCCTTCCTGGATATCATCGTCGTCGCCCTCTTCGTCGTCTTCGATGTCAATCCCGATGTCGGATAACTCTTCCTCCAGCGTTTGCTCCTCGATCACCTCTGCATCGACCACTTCGCCTTCGTCAATTTTTCTCTGCCGGTTACGGCGGACGCGATCTTCGAAGCTCAACCCTTGTGGGCGGCCACCCGTCGTACCAGACCCCGGATTGTTTACCTGGGTGTTGCTGGTGATAGCGATCCCGCCACCCTTGGGGCGGATCGAATCCATCAGGTTTTTCATGGTGTCGATGGTTTTGAGTTGCGTGGTGGTGTCAGGGCGGGTGACGCGGCGGTACTTATCTTTCCCCTTCTTGTCCTTGCCGATGTGGATATTTTCGCTGATCTTCGCTCGAAGCCCGGTCTTGAGTACCGTACCCACTTCGGTCATGCTTTTGAGGATGACCTGGTTGACGGCGAAGTCTACCTCCTCGTTCGACACCTCGGCTCGAGCCGAATCGTAGCGGTCGAGGCTATCCTGCACTTGCACGAGCGACCCGC